TTTCAATTTGCATATCAATCTCCATCGAGTTGAGGGGCGGGGCCGAAGCCCCGCGATTGAGTTACCGCATTCGAATTACGCCAGAACAGTGATGCCGGTCTTCGGCTTGAGGCGTAGCGTCTCGACGAGCGTGACGCTGGTGCAGGACGCGATCTGCTCGGCGGTCAGGAGCGCCTTGACGGCTTTGGTGTCGAGCGTGGAGCGCTCGGACAGGGACACGGTGACGATGGCGAGGTCGCCGATGATCTCGTCCTTGCCGGTCGCCTTGATGGCGGCCTTGACCTTGTCCAGCTCCTTGGTGAGCAGGTCGATGTCGCCCTTGAGGATGGCGTAACGGTCGGCGAGGGGAAGGCTGTCGATGCTGCTGGTCATTGTCGATCTCCATCTCGATAAGGGCGTCTGATGCGATTGCCGCTGCCCATGAAGATACTTCTATATGAAGTTTCTTCACCCGTCAACAGGGGTCAATTCAGATTTCTTGGGAGGGCCCGTAAGCCCTCCCGGTTGTTGGTTGTTGATCAAACCAAGATCTCGACGAGCTGGTTGATGGCGCGTGTGGCTGCCACGTACATCAAGTTGTTTTCCTGCTCCAGCTGCCACTGCTGGCGTGCATAGCGGCTTGGCAGCGTGCCAGCGCGATCTAGCCAGTAAACCGTCTCCCACTCGCGCCCTTTGCTTTTGTGGATTGTTGACAGAACCAACAGGTTGGCGATGTCGTCGCCAAAAAGCTTCTCGATGGCGGCGACAACGGCGTCGACGCTGTCTGTGCCCTGAGCCCTGCAATCGTCGATGATCACGCGCAGCGTCTCAACTCGGTCCTCGACAGCCTGAGCCTTCAGCTCCTCTTTCTTGGCAAGAAGCTTTGTCGTCTGCTGGTCAAGATACTTGTCCAGCGCTTGCTCAAGGCCGTGCAGAGTTTTGACGCGGTTCCACTTCGTGGCCAGCTTGATCAGGCTCACACCGATGTCGCGGCCTTCCACGCGGCAGGGAACGCGGTTGCGGATCAGGTAAAACGCAAGGCTCACAAGCGGCTTTGTGTTGCGGCACAGGATAGCCGTGCCACCCGTCAGATTGTTCTGCTCCAACAGTTGGTCGCCGGTGATCTCGCGCACGATGCCCTCCGGGGCGCTCTCATGCGCCTCGATGTGGCTCACCCATTTCTTGGCGAACGACACAACCGCCTTCGGGCAACGATAAGTCGTCGTCAGCGGAAGCTCGCACGCGGCGAAGTCTTTGCGGATGAGGTCGAGTGAATCGGCGTCAGCGCCGGTGAACCCGTAGATAGCCTGATGGCGATCGCCGACAGCCACAACACGCCCGCCGGGCGCGAGGAGAGCGCGCACAAGAGCGCGGCGCGCAGGGTTTGTGTCCTGAGCCTCGTCGACGAAGATCCACTTGTAGCCCCAAAAACGGACTTTGTGGAACACAGGCAGGTAGACCATATCGTCAAAGTCGATGATGTCGGTCGTGGCGTTGGAGATGTTGAGGATCTCAATGGCGCACTCGATGATCTCTGCCAGAAGGTTCGCGGAGGTGTAGTCGTCTGATTCCAAATCCAGATCGAAGGCGACATCGAAGTGGTTGGCGATCTCGTACCACGCAGAGCGGTCTGAAATGGAGCCTACGACGCCCAGCGCACGCTGCTTGGCGAGGCTGACCAACTTGGCGATGACTGTGCGGAACATTTTGTAAGGATGGCTCACGGGGACGCCCTGAGCCTGCTGCTCAATCAGGTTGGCGACTTTGTAGCCGTCAGTCTTGAAGCTCGGAAACACTTTGCGATAGCCGCGCAAGCCAGCTGCGTGAACCGTGGATGCTTCAGCCGTCTTCCAATCAATGCCGCGCTTCTGGAGCTTCGCCTTGATCTCCTCCGCGATCTTTTTGTTGTAAGCGAGGATCAGGACGCCGCCCTGCGTGCGCTCGATCGCCTCGATGATGGTGGTGGTTTTGCCTGCGCCAGCGACGGCCTCAAGGATGCAAGAGCCCGAGCCCTGCGAAACCCAGTTGAGGAAGTCGGCCTGTTGCTGCGAGGGAATGAACGTGGACATGATTTGATGCTTTCTGCCTGTCTCGGCGTTAGTCGTTGGAGGCGTGTGGGGCTCCCGAAGGAGCCCCTATCCCTTCGGAGCGAACGCGAAACTCAAGCGCTCCGGTGGGACTTCTCGGTGATCAGGTCGAAGTAATCCTTGTCCTTGACGACAGCCTTTTCGATGGCTTCGGCGAGGCCACGGTGGAATGAGATCGGGCTGTTGACGCTGTAGCGGGTGTGCGAGCAACCGTCGGCGTTGAGAGCGTAGATGCGGTCGATGTACCACTCAGTGCCGCCAACGCTCTCGTCGGGCTCGATGCTGACGGAGCCGGTGAAGGACAGGCCGGGGAAGCCGACAGACGTCAGGTCGAGGTCGTCGATTTCGAAGTCGCAAGAGCCGCAGAGCTGGTCGTTGGTTGTGTAATAAGACATCTCGATCTCCATAAGGTTGGGCGTGTTGGCCACGAAGATACTTCTAAACGAAGTTTCTTCCGGGGTCAACGGGCTCAAGCGTGGAAATGTGCCGCACAAAAAATAATGTGCCGAAAATGTGCCGAGAGATTCCGGCGGCACATTCCCCGGCGCATTTTGGCAGGCCTCTGGTTGCGCAGGCAATTTGTGTTATTTTAAGTTCGGTTTGAAGTTGGGGGTTTGGATGTCGAAGAAAATCAAGGCGAAAGCGCCATCAAAGGCGAAAGAAACGGCGAAAGCGCCAGAGAAAGCGGCTGTTCCGGAGAAGCGGCCTGTCGGTCGCCCGTCGAAGTACAGGCCCGAATTCTGCGAGCAGGTTTTGGAGATGGCCGCTGAAGGCAAAGGCCCTGCCGGATACGCGGTTAAGTTCGAAGTGGACAAGGCCAGCTTGTACGATTGGGCTGCAGCGCACCCGGATTTCTCCATCGCCCTCTCGCGCGCGAAGACAATCGAGCAGGAATGGTGGGAGGATAAGGGCCGCACCGGCATCTTCGCGGACAAGTTCGCCGCGCTCGTCTGGCACAAGTCGATGGCGGCCAAATTCCGCGACGATTACACGGAGCGCTCGACGACTGAGCTGGTCGGCAAGGGTGGCGGCCCGGTGCAGGTTGAGACGTCGATGATCGATCCGCGCAATATGACGCCTGAGCAGCGCGAGGCGCTGAAGGTCGTAATGCTGGCGCTCAAAGGCGAGGCGAAGTGATGGAGTGCGACAACGATCCCGTGCCAAGCACCCAACCACTCGCTCAGGGCTGGCATCACACGTTCGGCTGGCTGCGTCGGCGAGAGCTGGACGCGACACATGCTGGTTTTGTTTATGAGATGCCCGATGGCATGATCGCCGTGAGCAAAGAGCAGAGACATCGTCACGCGATGTATCTCGGCGCTTGGAAGGACGAGGAGACAGGCGAGATCTATATCGCATGCAGCCACGCGCCGCGTGTTTACAACTACATGCGAAGGAGGGACGCTTGAGCGATCCAATTGAACATCCAACAGCCAAAGAAATAAGGGAGCGATCTGCGCAAGACGAAAAAATGCTTGAAGCATCCGTTCAAGAGAACGCTCTCTTGAAAGCCTTTTTAGTTGTTTCTCAAAAGGCGTTGCGTGGGATCAGTTTGTGCAGCCAGAATAGCGCCAGCAGTAAAGATGAATGCGGCAGGATCGCTCGCGAAGCTATTTTGAGCGACGACGATGTCTCTGCTCTTTGCTCACAGCAAGGGATATATCGTGAGCGACGTTGATAAAACCAAGGAAGCGATCCTTGAGATCTTCAAGCGCGATGACACGACAGCGCCTGAAGCTCTGTTCCTGATGTCTGCCATGGCGGCTCGCATGATCGCGAGCCAATGCTCGTCGCCAAGGCAAATGCAAAAGATGATCGAGGACTATGTGCGGGACATCGTCGATGCTGTCGATGTCACGGTGCGCTGCGAATGCGATGATTGCAGGAAGGCTTTGAACTGATGCCTGTCTACACCATTGGCGCGCACACGGTCGATCCGGACAAGGTGCTGTTCGACATCGAGCGCGCTGATGCTGAAGAATCTCTGGCCGAGTTTGTGCGACAGGCATGGCACGTCATCGAACCGGGCCAGCCTTACATTCACGGCTGGCATGTCGATTTTATCTGCGAGCATCTTGAAGCGATCAGCGATGGCGTCGAAATGGAAGACGGCACGCCTTACAATCGCCTGCTGATCAACATCCCGCCGGGCACGATGAAGAGCTTGCTGCTGAACGTGTTTTGGCCAGCTTGGGAGTGGGGGCCGCGCAACCAGCCGCACCTGCGTTACGTCTGCGCGGCGCACAAGATCGAGAACCTCTCGGCGCGCGATAGCCGACGCATGCGTGAGCTGATCACAAGCGAATGGTATCAGGCGCGATGGGGCGACCGCGTGAAGCTCTCGCGCGACCAGAACGAGAAGCTCAACTTCGTCAACTCGGCGACAGGCTTCCGTATCGCAACGGCTATCACATCGCTCACGGGTATTCGTGGCGATCGCGTGATCATCGATGACCCGCACAGCGTCGACAGCGCGGGCTCAGACACGATGCGAGCGTCAGAAGTCGAGACGTTCCTTGAAGCCGTTCCGTCGCGCCTCACGAACCCTATCAACAGCGCTATCGTCGTCATCATGCAGCGCTTGCATGAGCAAGATGTCAGCGGCGTCATCATAGACAAAAAGCTCAACTACGATCACATTTGCCTGCCCATGCGCTTTGAGGCATGGCGCGCCGGGCTGCCCACGAAGCTTGGCATCTGCGACCCGCGCGAGGAGGAAGGCGAGCTTCTGTTCCCGGCCCGTTTCCCTGAATACGTCGTCGATCGCGACGAGCGCGTCATGGGCCCATATGCAACAGCAGGCCAGTTCCAGCAACGGCCAGAGCCGCGAGGCGGTGGCGTCATCAAGCGCGAGTGGTGGCAGCCGTGGGAGGAGAAGGCCTACCCGCCGATGGACTTCATTATCGCGAGCCTTGACACCGCGTACACGACCAAAACCGAGAACGACTTCAGCGCGCTCACCGTGTGGGGCATTTTCACCAGCGGCACGATCGCGGAGGTGACGACGAGAACAATTTCCCGCGAGAACAAACTGATGGATGTCACGACATCGATCGAGCGGGCGTATTCGGAGACGGCCCCCAAGGTCATGCTGATGTCCGGGTGGCAGGAGCGCCTTGAGCTGCACGACCTCGTCGAGAAGGTGGCGAACACATGCCGCCGCATGCGCATTGACAGGCTGATCATCGAAGACAAGGCCGCTGGCCATTCCGTGGCGCAGGAAATCCGCCGTCTCTACGGCCACGAAGATTGGGCCGTCCAGCTGATCAATCCGGGGGCCAACGACAAGCTGGCCCGGCTCTACAGCGTCCAGCACCTGTTCGCGCAGGGCATGATCTACGCGCCCATCAAGCAGTGGGCGGAGATGGTGATCAGCCAGATGGCGACTTTCCCGCGCGGCAAGCACGACGATTTGGTGGACACGGCGAGCGCCGCCCTGCGGCACATGCGCGATCTGGGGCTACTCGTCATGCCCGATGAGGCGCGGTCGGACATCGCACAGCAGATGCAGCATACCGGCGCAGCGCCCCCGCCGCTTTATCCCGGCGCGTGAACGTAGTAAAACGCCACCTTTGGAGCCAATTTCATGCCAGCAGATCAGATCCTCGCGTCAGCCGTCGTCGATGTCATCCGGCCCGCCACCCCCAAGGGGCTTGGCCTGTTCCGGGTCGAGGTCTGGGGCAAAGAGCCGAACGACTACGTCCGGAACTATGAAATCACGGCCAAGTCGGATACTATCGCCGCGCAGGAAGGCATCCGGCGCTTTTGCGAGGACATCGGAAACCTTCTCAGCGAGGACATTTGACCATGGCGACACCCGGCCTCGTTCCCAATATCCGCCTTGTCCAGCCGCAAAACGGCGGCTCTCTGGACGATCTCGGCGACATCTCCGTCGAGAGCGCTGACGAGGAAGGCCCTCGGGATCAGGTCGATGATGAGGGCAACATCCTCTCGATGGAGCATGACGACGGCTCCATCTCCGTCTCCATAGACGGCAGCCCGGTCGTCCCGGCTGACAAGGGCACCGGCCCGGACACATTCTTCAGCAACATCGTCGACAGGATCGAGCCGGTCGAGCTGTCGCGCATTGCGAACGACCTGATTCGCGGCATCGAAGAGGACATCTCGTCTCGCAAGAACTGGATCGAGGAGCGCGCCACCGGCATCAAGCTGCTTGGCCTGAACGTCAACATCCCCGGCGCAAACGGCGGCGCGGACGGAGCGCCCGTCGAGGGCATGTCCACTGTCCAGCACCCGCTCCTCCTTGAGGCCGTCCTGCGCTTTCAAGCAAACTCACGCAGCGAGCTTCTGCCGACAGACGGGCCCGTCAAAATCCGGAACGACAGCAACGGCTCGTCGCTTC